ACGTGCGGCATTTCTTCGCCAGCATCGACCACCGGAAGCTAAAACGCAAGCTCAAAGCCGTGCTGGATAAGCGCGGCGTTGACCCGCGTGTCTATGAGCTGCTTTGCATCTACATCGACGTGATGGAGGACGGCTTGCCGCTGGGCTACCAGACGAGCCAGCTTTTCGCCCTCATGTTTTTAGACGAGTTCGACCACATCATCAAAGAAAAGTACCGCATCAAATACTATGGCCGATACATGGATGATTTCTACATCATCTGTTCGGACAAGCGGAAATTGCAGTGCATTCTCCGGGATGTGCGGGCGCTCATGGACAGTTACGGCCTTGAGCTGAACCAGAAAACCGCCATCTTCCCGTTGAGGAACGGTATTGATTTTCTGGGCTTTCACTCCTACCTGACCGACACCGGCGCGGTCATCCAAAAGTTGCGCCGGGATAGCTCCAAGCGGATGAAGAACAAGATCAAGTATTGGGAAACAGCATACCCCGCAGGCGAAGTAACCAAGCAGGAAATCCTGCGGAGCTTTGATGCGTGGGATGCCCATGCCGCCCATGGTGAAACCTACTCTTTACGCCGCAAGTACGCTGACCGGCTCGAAAAATTGCTTGACTGTAAAATCCCTATCCATCGAAAAATCAACTCGAACAAACTCGCGCGTGACAGACGGCGGGCGCGGCAATGCCGCTGCATCTACAAGGTGCAGCACAAAGCCCTGTCCCTCTCTGTATCGCAGAACACGCGGCCTGCGGAGATCATGCCGTGGGCCTGAACGAAAACAAGGAGGTAACAATGGCAAACGTAAAACTGGGCACGAAAGCCGTTGGCAGCATTGTCAAAATCAAAGTCAACGGCGCGTCCAAAGATTTTATTGTTGTGCAGCAGGGCAATCCGAATACCAGCACCTATGATTCGAGTTGCGCCGGAACGTGGCTGCTGATGAAGGACATCTACACAACGTCCACGTTCGGCAACAATAACTCCTACAAGGATTCCAGCATTCACAGCTACCTGAACAGTACGTTCTTCAACCTGATTGATGGTGACATCCGGGCAGCTATTAAGCAGGTGAAAATCCCGTACCAGAACGGCACTGGTTCCGGCGGCAGCCTTGCCACCGGCTCCAACGGCCTGAGCACCAAAGTGTTCCTGCTGTCTGGTTATGAGGTTGGCTGGACGACCAGCGACAACGGCTATTTCCCGAAGGACGGTGTGAGGCTGGCATACTTTGGCAACAGCTCCGGCGGTAACAGCAAGCGTATTGCATACAATGGCAGCTCCGCTGCCATTTGGTGGCTGCGCTCTCCGGGCACCTACAATAGCAACTACGTCTGGGGCGTCAACACCGATGGCTCCTACTACTTCAGCTGGTACAACTACTCCGATGGTGTTCGCCCCGCTTTCATTCTTCCCTCTACACTCGTGGTCTCTGACGATGGCACGGTCAGTGTCAACACTGCACCTACCGTCAGCACGGACGGCGCAGCTCTGGGGCAGAAGAACGCGGCCTTTGCGTGGAAGTACACCGTCAGGGATGCCGACGGCGACACCTTGACCGTCACCGAAAAGCTGGACGGCAAGACTACCAAGACCCGCACCGGCGTTTCCAGCGGCACGGCCCTGACCTTTGAGCAGACGGCCAGCGCTGCCGGATTCCAGAAAATCCTGAACGGCAACCACACCATCACCGTTGAGGTGAGCGACGGCAAGGAAACCGTCAGCACGTCCGCGACCTTTACCAAGGCCGTCCACGCCGCAAGCGTGACACTGGCCGAACCGCTGGCCGTGGACGGCGACATTACCGTTGCTGTGCTTCAGGTGACCGGCTCCATCCCGGATGATGCAAAGTTCAAGGCTGAGGTGACCAACAACGCCAAGGACGCTGCCCCGGTGTGGCAGGATGCCACGACCGAGGTAAAAAAAGGCGTGAACATCGTCTTTGAGAATAAGACCGCCACCAACGGCGCGGCGTTTAACTTCCGCGTCAGCGTGGAGCGCGGCGAATCCGGCGAGGGCGGCTACATCGAAGCCGTCAGCGGCGCTTTTGAATAAGGAGGTGCAGGACAATGGCACTGAACTGGAAGAAACACAATCTGCCCACGCGGGCACAGAAGGAAGCCGCAGCCAAGAAGCAGGCCGAGAAAGACCGCCTGCCTGACCGCGTGGCCGAGGTCGAGGACGCAATGTGCGAGCAGGACGCGGCCAACGAGAAACGTTTGACCGACATCGAAACCGCGCTGTGTGAGCTGGACGCAGCACTGAACAAGGAATAAGGAGGTAGCTGTTATGAACATCATTTGGGCAAACCGTCTGATTGCAGGCACTAAGACTTGGGCTGAGATGCCCGCATCCCGCCGCGTTGGTGTGAAGAAAGTTCTGGCCGAGCGCGTAAACAAGGGCGAAATCGCCGCCGAGGATTACAAGCGCATCACCGGTGACGACTATGACGTGGCCTGATCTGTGCGAAAGGCTGCTGACCCGGCTGGAAGCGCAGGGCGAGAACATGAGCACCGAGCGTGCAGAGTTCGGAGTGCTGATGGTGGACTGCTGCATGAGAGGGTGCGGGGCGGACCTGCGCCCGAAAGGAGATGTTGAAGATGGCGATTAAAGCCTATTCCTATGCAAAGGACGGGAGCAAGGCTCTGAGCAAGAACTTCCACGTCCGGGAGGTAAAAAGCAGATGGGTGATGTAGTGAAGAATGGAGTTTGCACCATGGTTGGAGTAATCGGCAGTCTGATTGCAAGTCAATTCGGCGGATGGGATGCGGCACTTTCGACGCTAATCCTGTTCATGGCAGTCGATTACATCACGGGGCTTGTGGTTGCCGGGGTTTTCCACGCCAGTCCGAAGAGCAAAGACGGCGCACTGGAATCCCGCGCCGGGTGGAAAGGGTTGTGCCGCAAAGGCGTAACCCTGCTGATCGTGCTGGTGGCCTGCCACCTCGACACGGTGATGGGGTCTAATTTTATCCGAGATGCTACCGTGATCGCATTCATCGCAAACGAGACGCTGTCCATCATCGAAAATGCTGGCCTGATGGGGGTGCCGATCCCCAAGGCACTGACCGGGGCTATCGAAATCCTGAAACAGAAGTCCGAACAGGACAACATGGAGGAATGAATTAAGGAGCTGTTTTCAATGAGCATCGTAACCTATAAGCGCGGGGATAAAACCGCGCTGACGAAGAATTTTACCAGGGATGAATTTGAATGCCAGTGCAAGAAGTGCGACGCCCAGATGATCGATCTGGAGCTCGTAGGCAAGCTCCAGAGCATCCGGGATGTGCTGGGCGTCAAGTTGAAGGTCACGTCCGGGTATCGCTGCATCACGCACAACGCCAAGGTACACGGCAGCTCGCACAGCAAGCACCTCTATGGGTTTGCTGCCGACTGGCGCACCCTCGATCGGGTCGTGAATCCGGTCGCGCTGGGCATCATCGCGCAGGCGGTGGGCTTCGGCGGCATCGGCATCTACTGGCATTCCGAGGCTGCTATGTGCCACGCGGACACCCGCGCAGGCAAGGCAACCTGGCTCTGCACCTCTCCGGGTGTCTATCCCTCGACGACGTACAATAGCTTCATCCTGCCCACCATCCGGCAGGGGAGCGTCGGCGCAGCGAACAGATCGGCGATCATCCTGCTGCAAAAGCTGCTCAAAATCAAAGAGGATGGAAACTTCGGGCCTGCCACCACGCAGGCCCTTTTGTCTGCCCAGAAGCAGAACGGGCTTGTTGCAGATGGCATCTGCGGCCCTGCTTCTTGGAAAAAACTGTCGGGTGCGGATAAGTACCTGGCAAAACTGTGATTTGAGAGGAGAACGACTATGAACAACATTCTGCGTGAAATCTCTTGGGCCGTCCTGATGGTCTGTCTGCCCATTGCAACTGTCTGCGTGAAGAAGGCCGCGGCCTCGATCGGCGCATCTGCTGAGGAGAACGCCAAAAGCGAAGTGACCCGTCGCCTCGTCCAGGAGATCGCAAACGCGGTGGCCGACGCCGTGGCAGCCATGAACCAGTCCTACGTTGACGATCTGAAAAAGGCCGGCACGTTCAAAGAGGAGGAGCAGGCCCAGGCGTTGAGCCGTGCGATCTCGGTAGCGATTAAGAGCCTGAGCAAAGATGCTCTGGACTACATCAAGGAGATCAGCGGCGGCGATACCGTGGGCTATCTGACGACCCGCATCCAGGCCCAGATCAGCCGCAACAAGGGCGTCAGCAAGTAATGTCTGCGTGACGCCACGAAAACATGAAGGAGCTTCGATATGACGGATGAAGAAGTACCCCGTGAGGTGGCAATCCGTGGATAACCATTTTCGTAGCGCAACGAAAATGGTCTGCTGCTGGAAAACGCGCGGTGCGCGTTATTCGCGCGATTTACAAAAATTCAGCGAAAAAGTCAGCGTAAACCGCGAATAAGCAAAAATAAGCAAGGCCCTCCCTGATCGCAATGGTCTGGGGAGGGCCTTATTTTGTTTTCCACATTTTGCACATAGCTTTCAACTGTGGACTTGGAATTTGAGTGCTGAAAGCAAAAACCGGCGGGCCGTTGAAAGCCTGCCGGTCTGATCTCATTTGCGCTTTTTCTCGCCGATGGTTTTTGCTATGTCGTTCCGCTTCTCCAAAATTTTGTCGTACCGATCGTGGTCGATGCTGTCAAACGTGATCTCGTGGGACAGCAGAACCAGATCGGAGGAAACGGAGTAGTCTGCACTGTGGGTTGGCTTTGATACGTCCTCAGAGTCCACATACTCCATCTTCTCTTTGAGCTCGTCCAGCCTGTCCAGAGCGTCGTGTGCCGACTGGTTGTTGTCCAGGTAGTCGTCCGCGGCTTCAATCGCGCTCTTGCCAACGGAAACGGCTTGACCGCTGCATTTCGTCTTTTTGCCGCACGAGCACAGCAGCAAGCAGACTGTCAAAAGCACAGCAAGCGTGGAAAGAAATTTTTTCATGATTGAACCTCCTGTTCTTGATGGGCTTTTTGCCCTTGCCTCAGTATACCGCACAAAATGGAGCATTGCAATGTAAATCGCTTCCCGCTTGACAGCCGCTTCCTGCTGCGGTAAAATGAAATGCAGGAAACGCTCTCTTGGACAAAGAGGCCCCGACGTCCGAAACCTTACGCTGAGCGCAGGGCCTCGACGCTGGGGCCTCTTTTTTGGGCTGTGGCATTCACATGGCATTACGGCACCCGCTAAAGAGGGAGAACAGGAAGAATACGAGGAAATAACAACGTGAAACCGCGCCTCAAAAACACCAAAAAGAGCAGGAAATGCCCTGCTTCAATCGAGCTCGAGTAATCTGCAAACCCTGAAAAGTATTGATGCAATGCAATATTTTGAGAGTCAAAAGGCTCTGTGATACTGCTTTGATACTATCAGGCGATTATTCATAAAGAGAGACA